AGCATTTCAGCAACTGCCACAGTCGCATCACCAGAATCTACATCAAATGTACAAGTACCAGTGACTGTGGCACCTGTCTTGTCATGAAATGTTAGATCCTTCAATACTTTGTCTGCTGTCGCAGTGTCACCTGTCAAGTCGATTAATGTCTTGCCACCATAGACGACCTTATTTATATGTTTAGTTTCTGCCATGTTATAATTCCTTTCCTATGTATACTGTATTTCCGCCTTCATCGTTGCTAGTCTCGAAGAAGGGGATTTTTTTAACCATTACATCTTTATTGAGAAGTTTATTTTTTGTCTTAAGCTGCTGAGCTATATCTTTAGGTGTTACTGTATAAGCACCGGTATAGATATCAGCATTCTTTATGCCCTGATAGTTTTTTATATCAAGTTTGAACTCTTCAGAACATATCTTCATATCAGCACGAAAAGACATATCTCTTATGACGAATCTAAGAGGTATGTCTTTTGACTTGAATTCTAGTTTAAGGCGCACATCAGATCACTCCATCTTTTAATATTCTTTCAACATATGTAGTGATGATATTAGATGCAACTGCTTCTCCATCAGCTGTAATCGCACGCAGCTGAATCTCAGCCTGATGTTTTTCTTTAAGCTTCAGAGTATCCTCCTGTGACAGATGCACTTCTATCTTGTCACCGCTTAGGCTGCTGCATTTTATCTGTCTATCAATAATAATTCTATTGTCTTGCATGATAGTGAAGTAGGCATACTGGAGAGTATTCACTTCAAATGGAAGTGTGCATATTAATGTGGCAGTAGTACCTCTAATCATAATTGCCTCCTATTTACCCAGATTTCTAGGAATAAGAACAAATCCAGTAATGTATGTACCCTTTGATACTGTTCTTTGATCTATTGAAATCAGTGCTAATTTATTAATAGGGCTACCACCCGGATAATATCTAATTGCTAAGCTATTATTTGAATAAGAAGCAACAGGCTCTAAAAAGTTACCTACGCCACTAATTAAATTAGGCAAATCTCCATCACCCGGAGAATATCCTGTTCCTGCAGAAAATCCGGTATCAGCACTAAAAGAACCTCCATAAATTAAATACACATAATCATGATTATATCTGTATCGGAATGTGATGCCGTTAACAGTTCCTAAAGTTACAGTGCTAGACCATTTTCTACCTTCTTCTAATTCGCTAATTTTATCTTTAAGTGTTGCAAGTTCTGTTTCAATTCGCTCTTGTGATCCGGTCGAAGTAACATAGCCACAATACCACGAATCCCCTCTTGTATCATTCACGTCATTCTGTACTAGAGATGTAATTCCTTTGCGGACATGAATTATAGCAATAAAGAGCTGATAGATGGAATCAGTCCTTTTTGGAGAAGGCCATTTTCCATCAGTACCCCCCTTTACTGTTTTTAAAGAAATTCTTCTTTCAGATGCATTGAACTCTAGTGTAATTGCATCATATCTATCATAGGTGCCTTCAGAACTATCTATATTAAGTGTCTTCTCTTCAGAAGAAGGGAAGAAAGCACCTCTAATAAAGGCATTTCCTGAACTCACTGTAATATGCATGCTGTTGTTAGCCTGTACATAAAAATCATCTGTTGAGCAGATGCCATCTGTAAATAATTCGCCCAGCATTTTACGCCACGATGCTGCAGACATCTTTCTATCTCCATTCAGTGAGTCAAATGGATAGCCATATTCATCTGTAATTGTATCAGCCATTAATTATTATCACTCCAATCTATCGTTGACGGAAGAGGTGTTCCAAACGTAGGCACTGCCTTCATTACTCCATGCTCATATACCTCATTAACCTCCGTCACTCTATCATTTGAGGTCATTCCCCAATATTCAAACCTATTTGTGACTATATCGCCAAGATCATAATCATGAGGATAGTTATAATTCCCTCTGATCTTGTCTTCCTTCTCTAATGTTTCAGCAAGCATATTGCTGTTAAGTGTTGTATTTCCTCTTTCAATGAGTGCATTCTTATATGCAAGGTCGCTGATGTTTTCTTTTGAAATATCAGACCCATTGATAAAGATCTCTCTTCTATCAAGTCCGGATACGGATGTACTGCCTGTTATCTCTATCTGTCTGGCTGAACCTTCACCCTGACCGCCTACATAGCACACATTTGCATATGTCTTTGAATTAGCAGTATATGTCGCTTTTTCAATATCTCCGTTCTTCTGTGAGAAGATGACACGTGATATATCATACTGGCTATCGGATCTATCAACACCCTTGTATGTTTCGAATATCCATTTCTTTTCATCGAAGTCAGGCCTTAAACGAAAACCTATATCTGAAGCCTGAGAAAGCTTCTCTATGTACGTAAGTATATTTTTATAGGTTGCCTGATAAGTGATTTTTTCAGTATATCCATTATCAGGGCCTAACATAACTCCTGGAATTGCTGCTTTAGCTACCAGTTCTCTCATAGAGGTTTCTACACGGCCATTAAAGTTGTATGTTCCCTTAATGATTCTTCTATAAAAATAAGATGATGCAAATCTTCCTTTGACGGTAATCTCTTTCTTCGATTTCTCATATGATATTGTAATACTCTCAATGATTCCGCATTCCTTCTTGCCCTTCAGATAGAAAAGATTCTCAAGTTTCAGCAGCTGCACGTTATATGCAGTCACTGGAACATGTGCCTCAAATTCACCACATGAAGTATACTTACGTGTCCACTGGAGAGAAAAAACATTTTCAATCTGACCTAGAAAGTTCATATTTCCATCATAGATTCTTATGATCATAAATTAGGCCTCCACATAGTTTCTTTTAAATGAAATTGATACAGTCATATTCTCTGCCCCTGATTCTGCAGTATATCCTATATGATTAATTCCCGGCTGCAGTCTTATAAAGTCTGCAGATGTAGGAAGATACATATTTACTTCTTCTTTTTTTCTATCCTTTAAAAGATAGACATGACAATCATCTACAAGGGTTGTGATAATAAGCTTCTGACCACTTTCTAATGTAAAATCCTTTTTACCAGAAATGCCTACAGTCATGTGCTCCCCTGATTCCTGTATTGAAATCGAAGGGTTTAAGACACTTCCTATAGCCTCAATAGTAATGGTCATGCCAGTTTCAGAACCGTTCTGATTATCTATCTCTAGATTCTGTACTATTTCTATTCTTGATATTTCCTCCGTTGTGAACTCATGAGGAAACTCAAATAGTGGAATGACTGTTGACATTGCAATACTGTTGTCTTCTATATCCGTAAAATAAGGATTCGCACATATCAATGATATCTGATGAGTGCGTTTATAGAATGTGCCATCCGTTCCTGTTACCTTTTCTACAGTGTAATCAATCTTTCTCTTATGAACACCATCATCATATTCAAGCGTGCCATCAAGAGAGAAAAGCCTGTCAAGCATCTCTCTATGATTGGCATAGCGCTCATTATCAACAACTTCTAACACGATGTTTCTGTACTTCATTGTGCGTCCTAATATTGATGCACCGTCAGAATTACCATTCTCCTGTAGATTGACTGTATATGTTGAGTCATATAATCCATCACAGTCTGTAATTACAAAAGGAGACAGTGATGTCTCAGTGAAGATTATTGAATATCCATTTGAATTAGTACAGGTGATTGTCCTATATTCCTTTTCTCCCAAGAATCATCACGCTCCTTTCAGTCTCTGAATCAATTCTCTATTTGCATTTCTTGTCTGTCTTGATACTTCTGAAGGATCTACAGCATCAGGCGCTGTAATATTGATGGTCTGATAGATGTCTCCTTTTCTATCCTCAGCATGCGGTTTTTCAAATCCTTCATTGATTAGCTGCATCTTGACTTCTCTTACAGCACTGAATGTCATTGAAGCACCAAAGCTGTCAGATTTATTGAATTCATCAATAAGCGAATCATTGAATGCTGCTATATCCTTTCTGACGGTATCAAATGAACCTAGAATTCCGACACCAATACCTTCACCGATGAATCTGCCGACCATATCCCTCATGATCCTAGAAGGAGAGTGGATACCAAGGAATCCCTTAAAGCTTTTGACGATGCCGCCGGCAAAGTCTCCAATCTTCTTAGTAATCCATGCACCCATGCTCCATATACCCTTCCAGATACCTTCGACAATATTCTTTCCGATTGATAGCATCTTTGAAGGAAGCGAAGCAAGTGCTTTTACAATGATTTCGAAAATCTTTTTAGCAGCACCGCCAAGTGAGCCAAATAATGATTTAATACCATTAATCAAGCCATGAATACCTTTGCCGCCTAATGAGCCAAGTTTTTCAGGTAATAGCATGATATTAATCAATACCGTATCTAATGCCTCTTTTCCTGTACCCTTCAGAAATCCGAATAATGCCTTGATTCCATTTCCAAGGCCTGTAATCGCCATCTTCCCAAGATTGATCCAGTTAAATGCGCTCCATACATCCACGATTGCTGTAATGATCTTCGGAATATTGACAATGAGTGTCGGTATTGCCTGTATCAAACCGAGCGCTAATTTACCAATTAATTTAACACCGCAAATTAAAATAGTTGGAGCGTTGTCATTAATAATGTTTGCGAATGTACTGATGATAGTAGGAATTTTTGCAATCATAACAGGTAATGCACTAATGATGCCATCAGCCAACTTATTTAATAATTCAAACCCACTTTTTATAAACTGTGGTGCTTGCGCTGCAATGTTGCTTGCGAATTTCTGAATGGCATCAAGGATTCCTGGCATATTGTTGAAAGAATTGGTCAGTATGCTGACAATTGAACTGCCGATATTGCCTATCATTGGAAGCAGATTGCCACCTATAAATGTGCCTAATGATGAAACAGTATTTTTAAATGTACGCCATACGCCATCACCAGTAGAAAGTGCTCCCAAAAAGTCCTGTACTGACGCCTTGACCATGCCAAAAGAACCAGTGAGAGTAGTACTTGCTTCTTCTGCAGTCGTTCCGCTGATTTTCATATGGTCCTGTACTACAGAGATTGCATTCGCAATATTACTAAATGACATATCGCCGTCTTTGACTGATACATTTAGTTTTTCCTGGGAATCCTTATATGTAGACGCATCTTTTATAAGTCTTGCCATTTCTGTCTTGGTTCCGCCATACCCTAACTTTAGATTGTCTAGCATTGTGTAATTTTGTTTTGCGAAACCCTGATAGGCATTCTGTATATCCTGTAGATCAGTCCCCATTTTGTTTGCGTTGTCGGACATGTCAACCATTGCCCTTTTCGCAATTTCCGCTGCCTTGGCAGTATTTCCACCGCATGAAGATACAAGTGAAGCTGCAAATGATGTGGTCTGTTCCATATAGGTATTTGCTGAAACACCTGCATCCTTAAACGCTGTCTGTGCTGCTTTTTTAATCACATTTGCACTATTGCCAAAAAGCGTTTCAATGCCTCCTATGGACTGCTGGAGTGCGCCTCCTTCTGTCAGTGAGGCACTGAGAAACTTTCCTATTCCAGCAATAGTTATAGCACCCTTGATTTTAGAGACGAGCATGCTTCCGAAGGTGCTGCCACTATTGTCTGCCTGTTCCTCAAGAGGTTTCCCCATGACTTCCTGGATTGATGCCTTAATGCCCTGAGCAGATGGAACAATCTGCACATAGGCCTTACCTAAATCAGTTCCATTCTGTTTTGCCATTTAAGCGCCTCCTTTCTTTATGATCTGCATTCTTGCTCTTTCAAAGTCCTCTGCGCTGTTAAAGCCTTTAGTTGGCTTTTTCTTTACAGGATTCATCAGCTTTTCATATATTGATTCAGGACGATTTCTATTTTTCTGTGCTTCCTTTGTCTTAGACCAGGCAAGAAGTGCCAGATAATCAACAGCGAGTGCACTTAGTATAGTTTGAGTATCTATATTCTGTTCTTCCATTGCCATTTTAAGTCTTGAATCATTTCGTAATCCGCTGACAAGAACATAGATGTAAGAAGGCTTGTAAGACATGAAGTCATATATGTGATATGTTTCAGCCAGATCACATATAATCTGAACCTTATAACCTCGCAAAAGGTTTGCGAGGATTACGAGTTTTTTAAGTCAACACCATCATCAATTTTGACTGACATCATGTCATTCATTTCATGCTGCATTCTCTTGAGAGAAAGAAAGCCGTCCTTTCTTCTGCAGTGTTCTTTCAGTGCTCCATAACCTTCATCACCAATCATATATTTAATTAAATCCGGCATTCCGAGCCCTGTTTCAGCCATATTATTTACCTTTTCAATGAAGTCATAATCATCCATAAGGCGCTTATTGATTTCAAACTTAAATCCTGAAGCTGTTTCACCTTTGATTTTCTCTTCCATCTGTTATGCTCCTTTTTTCATGATGTATTCCTTATGATATGATCCGTTTCCATCTGGTCTTGCCTTGAATGTGCAGTCATACCCTACAGCATCATCATCTTTATATGTAACTTCGCCAACTTCTGTAAGCTTGCATGCTGGAACAACAATTCTTTTCAATACTGTTCCTTCTGCAAGAATCATATCAATTACAAGTACTCTATATCCCCTTGTGTTGGCTTTTACATCCACAGTAACTCCTGTTTCAATATCACCGGTTACTTGTTTCTGTCCAAAGACTTCCTTCAGTACATCAGTATTTAATGATTCAATCAGTGTGAGACTGAATTCGTCTGAAAAATCCTTATCAACATCAAGTACAGTGTCTCCACCCCATGCAGTGATTGAATCGCTTGAAGAAGATGCCTTATTCTTGACACCATCATCAGAGCAGTATCCAAGTGATTTGAATGCTTTATCAAGTTCTGCATCTGCACTCGTTGGTAAAGTAGTACCGTCAGGTGCCGACCAGACAGCGCCTCCAATCTTAGGCTTGCCTGTTGTTACATTTGATGCATCTACATTTGCCATATCTTTTCCTCCTTATAATTAAAAAACCAGGTCATATACTGCCTGGTATCTGTAATGCTTTGTACTTGTATCAGTATAGTTATAATCGCTGTTATGTCTGCTTGCAGAGATTCTTGGGCATTCTGCAGCATTATCCATTGCTTCTTTTACCTTCTCATTAAGAAGGGCAGCTTCATAAAGCGAAGAACCATACGACTGTATCGCAAGAGTTGCATGCCTGATGAAATTATCAGTATATCCTCCTGTTTTTTCGACAACAATAAAAGTATCCTGAGATGCATCATCATACTGTGCATAGCAGGATACTCCTGTCTTCTTCTGAAGATAATCAATGATATATGTTTCTATGATCATGTCTATTTACCTCTTGCAGAGCCGAGAGCCTTAAGGAGCGTATTGTGCTTCCTTTCAGAATAGTATGCATGTGGTGTAGCAGGGCTTACCTTCACAAAGCAGCGGTCCTTGTTGGCTTTTACTTCCATCGCATACTCTTCTCCAGCCGCTTTCTGTACTCTTTCTCCATATGCAGAAACGATGTTCTGCATCTTGGAACCACTTAGCAACTGCCTTACGCCCTCTTTATTCAGTTCGAATTTATAATGATTACTCATATCTTTCCACCACTACTTTCTTATTCCATCGAAGAGGTATGTTCTCTTCGATTCCTTCTATCGGTTCACCTACAGTCTTCCATGTCTTGCCATAGAATTCTACTTTAGTATCTGTCCAGTCATGATCATCACCTTTAGGGATGGCAAGATTATACTGAGTCTTAGCAATAGATACGTTCTGATTAGACGATAATTCAGAACTGCTGACTGGTGCTACAAGAACATCATCCACCTGTTCTGGAATATATTTATACTGCATATGCCCAAATGCATCACTGCCAGTAGGCTTCTTCTGATATACAGTTATCGTGATTCCTTTAAGTCTCATATATTTCCATTGCTCCATATCTCTGCTTGATGATACCCATTCTTTTCAGCTCGTTTCTTAAGTAATAAAGATCATCGCCCGGATTAACATAGGTACCGCTGAATGTGTAGCCTAGTGCTGACTGTGAGAACTGCTCAAGTGGCATATCCTGGTCATCATCTTTGGACATTACACGATGAACGCATGCTAGAACAACCATTTTTGCAACATTTGCCTTGTCATCAGATGAACTGATTACAGCGCTTAGGTTCATATTCCTTTTATTTGCCTCCTCTCGTAAAAGAGAGGAAGCAAGTTCAATGAGCATCAATAAACGCTTATGCTGTTCGTTATTCAGAGCAGTGTTGTAGACCTTTTCATAATCTTCTACTGATGCATAGATATCCATCTACATCACCTTATACATGTTTTCTAACAAATACAGTAGTAGGCTTTGAAACCTTATATCCGTATACATTTCTACCCTGAACGGCACACGCACCGATATGCTTGCCATCAGCAAGGTCATTTACTGAAACTGGAACGGCCCAATCATCTACGTAGTGGCAGAAGATTCTGTTGCCTAGGATGAAGTCTACCTTATCATCTGATAAGTTATCTACTTCATAAATATCAATTCCACCGATTCTGCCTACTACACCTTCCTGTACCACCTGGTCACCTAAGTTAGAAGGCTTAATGAATTCCGGACACTGTAATAATACTCCGTACGCATCAGGAGTGACTGTGAGCCACATTTCTGATGTTTTGACATGTGCTTTTCTTGCCTGTGTTCTAGCATCGATTACAGCCTTGTAAACAGTTTCTGGTGTTAATGCTTCAGTGTCCTTGATTGCAGTACATTCAAGTAAGGCGTTTCCTAAGTTAGTATCAGTCTCAACAGCCATTGAATAACCGGCTGAATCTAATCTTTCCGCAACTAGATTATCTGGAACTGCTGCAGCTGTATGCTTGTCAATCAATTCGTTTACAGAGGCATCATGATCAATAGGAAGTGTGATATAAGTAGTATTAGATGTAGTTAACTCAGTTCCGTTTGTCTTATCATAATCTTTTACTTCTACTTCTGTATCTCTTACAGGGATTTTAACGGCACCTGCTGTAGGTGTACCATCATAGTTTCTATTGAATAGATTAGCAAATACTGATGTCTTTCTCTGTTTAGCCAATACAAGGCTTGAATATCTTTCCTGTAATTCTGGATTCTGTGCCATATGTATGTTCTCCTTTTAATTTTATAATTTTAAGTCTGGATTCATTTCTCTGAACTTCTTTTCGACACCGGACATCTCGCCACCAAGCTGATTGTTTGCGGTAGGTGATGTTGGTTCAGGTGCTTTTGTATGAGGCTCATTGCTAGGCTTTGGAAATAAATCAGCAAGGGCCTTTGCAGATTCAGTGAGTTCTTCTTCAGTCTCTCCCTTAAGGAACTGTGCAGCTGAGGAAGGAAGCTTATTATCTGCAGCCACCTTGTTAAGAAGTTCTTTTCTATTGAATCCTGCCACCTGCTGCTTTAATGATGTATTTTCCTCTTTTAGGTTCTTCAATTCTTCAGAATTAGAAGTTGAATAAGTATCCTTGAGTGCCTGTACATCATCAGGTGACATATATCCTTCATATTTTTTCTTTTCTCTAGCTAGTCTTTCTTTGATTGCATCATCAAATTCTTCCTGTGTGTTGATTGGTGTAAAACTCATATATATTCTCCTATTTCTCCGTATAGTTACGTAATTTTTAAATAAGTACTTTCTGCTTCTTTCTTGCCTTCTTGAGAGAGCACTGCCAGTGTGCAAGCACTACTGATTCAAGAAGAGAAATGTCAACCCCTTCAATGATTGACTTGTATCCGAATCCCCCATTAGTTCCAATAGCACGCTTTTCACAGTTGGATACGCACTGTGACAGCGATGGCTGACCAAAATGGCATATATTGGAAGCATATAGAGCCTTTTCGAATGAAGCGCCTGCAGCAATGATATCTGCAGTCTTTGGCATGATCACCTTTAATTTGATGCCGGTCTCTTTAAGCTCATTTATAAGCATCTGCTGACCGTTTGCACCGTCTACTGTAACCATGGCAATATCAGCCTTTCTAAGAAAGTCAATAATCCATCCGTTGCCTTTTCTAATAGGTCTGCATCCAATGACATCAACTAGTATATTGTCATTTTTTGTCTTAACTGCGACCGACATTGAAACGTTACTGCCATCATGACCATACTTAATACCAACAAAGAGAGGACCTTTAAACTCTGGAATAGTCTCTACTTTCAGAGCGTTCCACTCATTTTCTGATATTGCGGATTTCTGGTTATACTGAAGCCATAGACCGAATCGCTGTATATTGAAGTCAATTTCATCGCTTGAATCTTCAGCTGCAACAGAACGCTCCTTCAGTGTCTGACCGAGTGAGGGGTTTGTCTCGTACCATATATCCCTGTCTTTTACATCGGACATATGTTCTACAGACCATTCAGCCCATCCGCTTGTATCAGAGCCTCCTGATAGACATTCCTTTCTCAGATTAACAAATACAGTACCTGAAGATACTGCAGTGGGAGGAGTACCACACATAAGTGTCTGAGGGTTTTCCGATGAAGTAACTACATACTGAAGTGCTGACTGCTGGTCTTCAGTGTATTCCTGAGCCTCATCCACAACGAGAAGGTCAAAGCCTTCACCAAGTCCTCCCTTTGATGATCTTGTTCTGAAGGAAGCACTTCCTCCACCTTCATCAAGGATTCTTATTGTCTCCAGTCCAAACTGGGCTGTAGCCGTATAGGACTTTTCATAGGTCTTTTCCTTATCTGCTCTCTTAACTTCAGTATAATCATTTTCATCAAGCATCTGCTTAAGCTTCTCCCACGAAGCATGTGATGTAGTTGTACGGTGCGCTGTATGTAGAATCTTTTCCCCATGCAGCAGACCCCACAATTCTCTCATGACAAGGATTTCAGACTTCCCGTTACGTCTCGGTATTGAATATCCGTATTTTATATGGACCCATTGACCGTCATCGTCAACAGCCATTATGTCCATCATCTGTATTTCCTGCCATTCCATAGCATTACGTGTGGTATTGTTGTATAGTTCTATAGCTTCATTCCCTCGTGTGCTCTTATAGGGGATAATGTAACTATTCGTAGGAGTCTGTCTGCCTATCTTATTAGACATGTGCCTTTAACCTCCTACTTTTGTGTAATTAAAAATGTGTCACAATCAATTGACACCACCTCCTGGTTTCTTGAATAAATGGTTGAATAGTTTTATAAATATATGTATAATACAAGTGAAAAGAGGCATGCCCCACTGTAACCAGAGGGGGGGCCTCTTTTTTTATTTTCTTTTTATAACTATCACAAGTTCATCCATACGTTTAACAATTATAGTATTAACATATGATGTTTTGGGTTTCCTGTATATTTCATCTAGTCTTTCCATGATTTCAACATCATTTAATCCTGTCTTGGTTAAATCAAAAATGAAGTTATTTGCTTGCCCTTCTTTTTCTTCGACTGCATGAAACAAAGTATGCATGCTAGTCCCTTTCAAAGTTTTTAAATCCCAAAATTCTCCATTCCATAAATAATCAGAACATTTTACACCGTTAGCTTCTTGTATTTCTGGCAAATATAGTACTTCTCCGCCAAATATTTTCTTTAACCATTCTGCAACTTCAACTTCGTTGTTTTTATGCTTTATTTTATTTACTTCATTAACATAAAATATTCTCCCTTTAATTGTAACTGACTTGGCATTCTCAACAACACCATTACCTGGAGTTGCTTGATTTAAATAAACTTTAGTTACATCTTCGGTACCATTAGGTAATTTTGGTGTTGCTTTTTCTTCTCTTACCTTTGAAGGTGTATTTAATTCGATGATTTCTCTTGAATGGACGTCTTGAACCTTCCCATCACCGTTTCTTGGGTCATATATAACTTTGCATCTGCAGTTAGCGTGCCTTCTGAATACGTCATTTCCTGTGTCTTTGACATCCTCATAATTATACACGCCCGCAAGACCTCTGCACCACGGGCAACATCCAAAGGATGCTCTTCTTACAATGACAGGCTTATAACCCATATTGTAGTGAAGATCTGCGTTTGTTCTGACACCTTCATCTACAATTGATAATGCATTTGTTATAACAGGCTCATTTAGATACTTTTTTACATCGTCAAAATATTCTGCTTCAGATACCTTTTTAATGAGCCCTAACGTCTTATCTGCATTGTATGAGGGTTTTCTTGCTTTAGCATTTATACCTGCCTTTTTATTCATGACATCCATTGCACCACACACATAAGAAGAAATAAGCCCATAGTTATTCTCTAATGTAGGATTGAGTATCTCGCTTGCGATATCGTAGTACATCTTTCCATCTGGAAGAACATCAGAAGAGAGATTCTTCATGTATGCTTCTGCTAGGATTTTCCCGACTTCTTCAGCATAGTCCATTGCCTTGAGAAAATCACAATCCTTCTTCTTAATGGCTGATAATAGTTTTATTATTTTTTCAGACTTCTGATAACTAAGAGTGAAGCTCTTATTTATTTTTCTGAGCAGTTCTTTGGATAAATCACTGTTCATCTTCTTCACCATCGTCTATGTTTAAATCTAAAGGCTGAGCATAGGCTGGAGTTTTGTCATCGGAAGACCTGATTCCTGTTAGATCCTCAAGCGTACTCTTATCAAAGTAGTTAGAAATTGCTGTATTAATTTTTGATACGCCATCACCAATACCAGAAAGCATAGTTGCATCAACATCAAACGCTGGCTTCCATCTTACTGTGATATTTGCGAATTCAGTACGCTTATATGATTTATTGTCCTCAACACATTTCGCCAGATATCCTGTATTAATGATACCTACACTGAATGTGTCCTGTGCACTCTTTGCCATCAGTCTAAGGCTTTCATGCGATGCTTTAATTCCTTCAGCACTGGATGGATTTTCCGTAGTAAATCCTAGGTCGTCTAATGTGAGCCCTGTCTCTCCAGCAAACATAGAAGCAAGAGTCTTGAGCACATCATTGTATGGTGACATTGACTGCTGATTGAACTGCCCTACTGTCGGAGCACCGCCATCTGAATCCTTTGTAAATGCAAGCATTGAGGACATTGTAGCGCCCCACTTATCAAACTGTTCTACTTCATCATCAAGCCCGACAACATACTTCTGGGGGAATGAATAGAACATGGAACTTACGCTCATGAGTCTCAATGCTTCCTTAGCATCATCTACATACTTAATGAGTGACTTTGATATGAGACTACGTCCAAATGGTCTAGTTGCATCCGGATTATAGATAACAGGTACTAAAAGTGGATAAGGCGCTATATTAGCCATATCCATTGAAGGGTCATGCTGACCTTTAATGTAGAACGTTGTTGAATCTGAGGTGAAATATGCTTCTACTAGCGGGTCACCTAGTTCAGCATCTCTTTCAAGGACTGCATATCCTTCAGTAAGCATCATTGTAGATGTGTCTAATATACCTGTAGCATTAGAACCATCTATAACCTGGAGTCTAGCGCTGCCGTCATCATTCTTTGATATATATACAAAGTCACATGAAGAGATGATTGCACCCTTGAACATCTGATCAAAGAGCACATCTCTATTATTCATTCTGAAGATCTTATCAAGGTTCATGATATCGTCTTCACTGAATCCATTGAACTGAAGACGGTTGGATAATGTGTCAACAGCCTTTGGAATCCATCCTACCTTTTTGCTTATGCTTCTCAGCTTTTCAGGAAGGGTGTTGGTCTGATAAGGGTCCATCTGGTCCTTCATGTCATAATACTTATAGCATTCCAGTACCTTTGTTCTCTTATGTGAAAGCTTCGCTCTCAAGTATTCAATTCCTTTATAATTCATATCTTTTTACCTGTTTTTTTTCCTTTCTGAGAGGCCTTTGAAGTGATTTAGAATTAGTGCCCGAGATTTTCAAAACCCTTGTCAGCGAGAAATTCACGTAGTACAAGCGATTCTATGTCTTCAGGACTTAGAGGGTCATATAGCCCCTATTTTTAGCAGCAAAAAAGACCATCAATAAAAATGGTCTTAAGATGCTTTATATGTAGTCCAATCTACCTTATGAGGAAGATCGTCATTCATTATCTGACTGTCTCTCTTTACTTCTATTCGTCTGAAAAGCTTGTCACTCTTTTCACGGTTACAAATCCAATGCGCAAGCTGAAGATTATCCATGTCACTAGGGTGACCACCTTTTGCTACTGGAATGATATGGTCTATACATGGAGACATAGGGTGAGGATACTTCTTGGCGAAGTCAACAGGCTTGCCACATATACCGCATACTGTCTGTGTAGCAAGTATCTTTTTCTTATTAATAAGAAACTGCCTTCTATGACCAGCATTATCCTGATCAGGTCTGTATCCTCTACTCATGATGTTTCCTTTTGCTCTTTTCTAGTGCTTTAGTAGACTTATGTTTAGCATCTATATGCTTGCTGAAGTACACGTCAACATGTTCACGTCCGCAGATCATGCAGCGATAGAACACAATCTTCTTATCACAATGACGTTCATCATCATACTTAATCTCGTAATGATCCTCATAAAACTGATGCCAGTGACCTCTCATTCCCTGTGCCATATTTAATCCTCGCAAAATAAAAAGCGCTACTATGAGCGCTTTGGAATTATAGTTCTCTCTCAAACTATTTCTACATTTTAACTATATAATGCTGATAACATGACATTCAACTACATAAACTATCATTTCCACTCATTTTCACGCATTTATGTGCATTGATGTGCATTTTCTAACTCACTTAATGCATCTCTTAACATTTTCCAGACGTGGTGAGCTGAATAATTCATTTCATCTGCTACCTGTTCAATAGTCATGCCGTCAAGATAGCGATAGCACAATATACATCTAAGCTTTGTATCTTTAATTGAATAGACAAGATTCCTAGTCTCATCCATCTCTTTAATGAGTTCATCCTTTTCAAGAATCAAATCCTGTTTAGTCTTAGGAATACCAGTAGAGCCATAAGAAGAATAACTAATAGCTTTAACATTTACTAATCTATTTTCTAAGTATTCAACTCGCTCTTTTAGAAATCTATAATTTTCTAGTTGCTCTTTGACTCTACTCATTTGATTCCTCCTTGATGATCATCTAATGTATTTTCTTTGAATGCTGTTTATAAAATTAAATCCATCTGTTAATCCTTCATTAACTATAGTTATAAATGTCTCTTTTGTTTGTAATTTTAATCTATAGAAGTTTTTTGTCTTACCTGCATAAATCTTATAAGGACCTGTATGCTTAATCATTACTATATCTTTAGTATCATACTTTTTGTTTTCGAATTCAATTACTCCATCAAAATCCTTATCAATATTGAATTCATTCAGATAGTTAAGTCTTTTGAATGCAAGAGTATCATCAAGATATCTTTCTTCAAATATCTTGTCATTATTAAAATAGAAAGATATGCATTTGCTATACTTGTATCCTCTTCTAGTTTCAAGTCTATATGTTACGTTATCTAAATTGATAAGAGAAAAGTATCTTCTCATCTTAAAATAATCGCTTCTTTTTTCTGGACATTTAAATAATGACCACACTTCAATGAACCTTGACACTGATCACTCCTCCTACAACCACACATCTGCAACGATTCCTGTAATCCAGTAAGTGACGACTGCATGCGACAGGCATAACCTAAGAACAGAGTCATAAGTATCTTTCTTGATTTTTTCTAGTTCCTTGTCATTCTTCACCTTTTCTTTAATTTCTGTACCGCTTTTAAAAATATAATTAACTGTATATTTATTGAAAATTTGCATTTTATAATCATCCTTTCTAATAATTTAAAAAACGCAGCAGTAAGGTCATCTAATGCCTGTTTTAGCTGATCAACCGATTCTATAATTGTTCCGTTGTTTCTTGTACCTATATAAAAAGTGAATAATGATATTATTACAAATGCTAATGACATCATTATTAGGTATTCAGTAATAATTTCTAAGAATGTACAAATATTAAATGTCTTCATCTAATCATTTTGATTCCTCCTGCGCTAGCAAGTTGTAAAACAGTACCATTGCTTTTGTTTCTCTATTTGAGGTATTAATGTCAGTATAGTAAAGTTTACATATTTCATATAACTCACGTGCATTACGCTTATCTACATATTTCTTCCAATCCACTAAACCATCTGTAGCATCTTCAATTGCCATAAATAAAGCATGTCTAGTATCAATAATATCATTATCGTATGCTTTGACACATCGACTCAGTTCTTCAATTTCTTCTTCTCTAGCTCTTAACAAAACCTGAGCACCACCAATAGATTCAAGAAAATCGCAGTATTTTTCAAGTGCTTCTAAGTATTCTTCCTCTTCATCCTGGTAAAACACAACTGTGCATCCGTCTGACCCATTTCTATCAGGATCATCAATAAAATCTTCTATCTTTGGTCTTTTATACACTTTATTATATCCTCCACACAATTATGTTTGCATGCTTCACAATTTGATGAACATTCCTTTGTGATAAGTTTTTGACGTGTTGGTTTATAGTTATTCAAAATATCTTGAATTGATGCATACTCTCCTTCATACTCTTCACATTTTAGAAATTCAGATAAGTCTTTAACAAAAATCACACCATATTCATAACTAGCAGCATAATTAAATCCAGCCTTTTTAGTGAATTTAAGAAGTTCATATAAACTTTTAGTTAATTTAACAAGCTCATTACATTTTTTTTCACTGTTCATTTTCAAGCACCTCACAATTACTTAACAAGTTATCAATATTAACAGGAGCAGTATCTTCCCACTTTATGAATTCAAACAGTTTGTTGAACATGGGAATAAAATAATCATCATCATCACAGTCCCATAAATCATTCATTTTATGTGGTTGAGAACAAAATATTCTCAAATCACCATCTCTATCTCTAGCAATATATTCATAGCATTCGTTATATAGCCATTCTAAAATGCTGTGTTCGAATTTAGTCAACAGGATTACATCTTTCTTTTCTGATAGTAACCAGTTCCATCGTTTCCTTCTACAATCTCCATGAAATAAGCAATTGTTACAATAATAACCAACACACTCTAAAACTTTATGTGTTCCAATTTTCACACCGAATTCAGAACCATCTCTTTCGAGCATCTCTTCTTTGAAATCTTCAATATTTAACATTTATAATCACTCCCATCTCATATACATACATTCAAGTGGAATATCTTCAGCCTGTTCTAGAATACATTCTCTGATGGAATCCAACGTATTAAGAGCACTGGACATTGTTCCCCAGCCATTGCTGGGCAGCAACTCTGTATATTCATCAGAATTATATGCTATTTCTTTAATTCCTTTACCTATACGTTCCATTATATAATCGCATCTATAATATTCACTACTTTTAAAATTCCAATCCATACAGGCTCTAAATAGCTTTCCTAGATTGTAAGTAGGAGAAGAATGATCAGGTTCTGCAATCAATGCATATTTATTACACCCTTCAACCCTTACATAAATACCAATGCTATAACTCATATAATCACCTTCCATTACATATATTTATCATGCGAATATTTAACACTCTTGGTGTCAGTCTTAGCGTAGATCATCGTTGTATCAATCTGTTCATGGCCTAACATCAACTGTACCTGTTCAATTGGCATACCTTTTCTTAAAGCGGTGGTTGCCGCAGTCCTCCTAAATCTATGAGGATGTATATTTTCGAAGCCACATTCTCTTCCGAGTTTTCTGATATTTATTTCTACGCCGCTTATTTGCAATCTTGCATGGTTTCCTTTTTTTCCATTAGCACTATCACAAGAAACGAATATATATTCATTCTCTATGTCTTTTCTAGCTTCAAGCCACTGCTGCATCCTGAGTACACTTAAAGTATTTAGATAGCACACTCTTTCTTTTGCACCTTTACCAAACACCTTAATTTCTTTACGTTCTAAATCTAAATCCTTTATTTTGGCAGTAGTCAATTCTCCGATTCTGCACCCTGTTGTAAGCAGTAATTCAAAAATCGCCTGGTCTCTCACTGCTTTCAGCCACAATCTTGTGCCTATTTTATTGGCGCTCTTCTTTTCTGCAAGCTTGTCACGCATCACTTCAATCTGATCATCAGGAATTGGCTCCTTAATAACTTTATCTACTTTTATTTTCTTCATGGCTTTCATTGGATTGCCGTTCCTCAAATAGCCTTCATCCATGAGCCAGGTAAAAAAAGATGAAAAATTTCTTCTATCGTTATTTATTGTCACTTTAGAAACATCAGGATAATCAATCATTCTTCTTGCAAAGTGCATTCTTACATCATCTCTAGTCCATTCGAGCACGCTTTTTTTGATATAAAAGTGCAGCCATTTTTCAAGTGTTACTCTATAGTAATCAATGGTTCTTTTTGATAACCCATCAATTTTTTTCTGAATAAGAAATCTCTGGATAAGCTCATTGTCATCTAATACTTCTGTCGATATTTGATTCTTTGTTCTGATCACTTCGATACCATCAAGTGCTACAAGCAATACCCCTCGCAGCATTGTCAGTTCCTCTCCATCCAGCATCTTCATAGAGTTTAATACTCTATTGATTATTTCGTCCTTTAACACTAAAACCACCTCTCATTACGTACATTGGAGTATGCAGCACAACATTATGCTTCCCTTCAAGACTGTTCCCTTGAACGACCTCAGCATTTACTCCGACCAGTGAAAGCTGTACATATGTCATGTAGACGCATTTATAATCCAGGTCCTGTGCCTTCACTTCCAATAGTTGCTGGTAGTTATATCCTTTTGCTTTCATTACCTTTGCATATGCTAGTATGTTTGCTCCACCACCAGAAGAAGGCTCATTTAAATATTCTATGCCGCCTTTATAATCAGCTAATGCAATGCCTGCCATCATCTCACATACATGAAATGGAGTGAAGAACTGGCCTGTATGACTGTTTCCAGTGCTTAACTCCATGTAGATCTTCCCTAAATAATCATCTAAGTTGCTCTCTAGAAGAAAAGAAAGACGTCCTAGCATACATCCAAGTGTAAAGAAATCATCTTCACTATATTTTCTTGCAATGCTGAAGAAAGCATCTTCACGCTCTTTATTCGGCTCGATACTCTGTGCAATTGATAATGCTGACATTTCAACCCAGTCAGCGAAGACCTGGTGAGGAGTATACTTTCCAGCCATTCTATTGATATTGTCAATAATATACTTCATATAAATACAACCTCTTTCAGTAATATGCTTTTGCTTTTTCGTCCCAACACAGTAATTCAATATTTTCCATCAGTTTTTCATACTGTTCATAAGTAAGAGCATTCGCAATTACTTCGAATTTGTTCTTTTTGTTGAAGCTACCTCTATTTCTGACTCTTTTATATGCAGCTGCAACTTTTCTTATGTCTCCTTCAAACATCATCGGAACTAATGGTTTGAATATTCTGCCGTTCGCATAGTCAAGCACCGTCTGACGCGATATATGCGTTCTTAGAGAAGCATCCTTCGAACTTCTGTATATATCACCAGTTTCAGCGTTATAGATAGGCTTGCCTTTTCTCTGCCTTAAAGCGCCTATTCTTCCTGCCTCTTCGTTTGTCACCATCAGAAGATTTGCCTGATGATTATTCTTGTAGTTGCCATCCTTGTGGATGATTCTGCATCCTTCATAGATTGGACCATGCCACACTTCATATACAATTCTGGCTAGATTCATATCTTTGTAATCGACTTTTACATAAAGAATTGGAGAATGGCCCCTTCTTATCAGGGCCTTTTTTAAAAATGGGCAGCACATATTAGTCGTTCCATTTTTATAATGCTTTAAGACATGGCCTGTGTTTGAAACTTCAAAAAACGTACCTTCTCTTTTGCCGCTCTTCCAGAACTTCCATATCTGTTCCTGTTTCATTTCTTTGGCTCCGGAAAATAATAATTTCTAAATTCATTATCAGTAAAAACAATTGCCGTAGGATCTACTCTGAAGATATTGCCTTTTTCATCTTCGATTAGAGCAAATAGTCTACTTATTTGTCCCCCTAGATGTCCACCAGCTGCAATTGATGGTGGAACTACGCTTGAACGATATTCAAAACAATGAAAAAGGTAGTTTTCATCGTTATATCTGCATGTTCTTAAATGATTACTCATGATAATTCCTCCTCTTATCTTAAGTCTTTTGTGATTCTTAGAAGCTTTAGCACTTCATTATTGCTCATACCACCAAATACTTCACCTTCACAAAATCCCTGTTTTTTATACTGCATGGATTCAAACAGGTCATCCTTGCCTCCGTATGAGTATCTGTGCTTGATTACACTGACTACCCATCCGTTCTCAAATTCAAACAGCCAGTGCCATCCATCAAAAAGTCTTTTTTCTATCTTCAGATAACTTCGAAAGCCATCGTATTTCAATTTTGTATATTTTTTTATGCTCATAATGATGCATATACCGCAATGAATAATATGAATATCAATACCAGATAATTCATTGCTCCTCCTTTCTGGAAGAGTAGAAAGAATTCCTTTACTCTGTCGAATTGATTTTCAATTCCTTCTTTCTGCCTTCCCGGTGCACATGATTTCTTTAGCAAAATTAGTGCAAAGGTTTTCTTCTTTCATGAAATCATGAAGCACTGTTTAGTTTAATTTCAAATTGCATGTAATAGAAATCGCTACGGCACCACAGTCATGAGAGGGTCATTCTAATGTTTATGAAACTAATGTTTATGAAAGTATAAGCTTATAAAGACCATGGTGCCGTAGTTTTTATTCCTTAGAATTGATGTAATCCTTTAAATATCCAATTGCTCCGATAAGAAATCCAAACTGATCGTCGCTCAGTCTGTCAATTATCCTATCAAGGCATTCCATTGCTGTTTCCTTTTCCATGTTTTCCTCCTGATTAATATTTATCCAAAGCAGCTGCACGCATGAGATGTGCATGTAAAATATTGAACAAAGTCACTTAGTTTGAGACTATTGTTGTTTTTTTGAATTAATTAAAAGCGTGTGCTGCCTGAATACTTTTCAATTTCATTTGTATAGATAGCGATTGATTCGCCATCCAGGTAGTATCTGTACCCACCCATCGGAACTCTAGAAATATTGATATATCCAAGGTCCTCAAGCTGCTTGAGACTCATCTGAATCCTTTGTTTTGAGAATTTAGTTTTTTCTCTTAGTGCCGTCATTGAGAAAGTACAGTGAGGCACTCTTCTGTCTACGCACTGGTCAATGATCAGTCCAAGAACTGTATTTGTATTTGCGCTTAGATTTTCAAAATGCAGATTGCTGATCATACAGCGGCACCTCTTTTCTTCTCATCTGAGACATTTAAAATGCACATCTTGTCCAGATCATCAAGCCTCTGAAGATACTGCATGCACTCTGCAGATTGAATCATATCAATCCCTTTTTTAAGCAGCATTACTTTCAGCTTGCCCGATACGTCTGATGCTGATAATGCATCTATGAATTTTTCAAACATTTCCGGTCTTTCCATTTTCTTAACCTGACTGTTTATGATTGATTTTATAAATCTCCTCCTAGGCTTTCCATAAACTTTCTTAACTCTGCCTTGTCTTCCTCAGTCACAGGTTTGTGCTCTTTCTTTCTCTTCGGTTTGGTAGGCAAAGGTTTGATGTCTGCCTGCTTTGTTCTAGCAACCTTTAAGCAGAAAGCTTTCCAGTTGCCAATCTTTTCAAAGCCGAATGAATCACATGAAAGAAATGCTGCTTTTGCTACTTCTTCACCAAATCCTTTAGATTTCAGAAAATCACACATTTCACTCTCACAAGGATGCTCCGCATCCTGAGAGTGTTTTTGTTTTTTTGTATTATTCTTGTATTTTGTTATATTGTGTTCAATATTTGAACCGCAACGGTTCATTTTTTGAACCGCAGTGGTGCAATTTTTGAACACTAACGGTTCATTTTTTGAACCGCAGTCATTGCCTTGTGGTTCAATTTTTGAACCGCTATTTTTGTTATTTTCCGAATCTGATACAAACATATGTGTCCAGTAGTCGTAGTTGACTACTCTTATGAGTGTATATTTATTCGTGGTTCTTTTGGCTATCTCCCCTGAAGATTCAAGGGTTGATAATGACTTAAGAAGAGTATTTTTTGACATTCCGAGTTCTTCAGAAAGTCTTTTAAGTGATGTGACTGTCTCGCCTCTGTCAATTGTGATTGACTGCCATTCAACGGCTGAGTAGTTGACAGTGAGCAGCAGATGAAGCAGGACTCTCATCGCTCCATGATCCTTGTATATGCTGGAGTTGATGATATCCCTGTTTATTCCAATCCAACCCATAACAGTCATCCTTTCATTCAGAATCTGACAGAATTGACTAGAACTGTAGATAATCTAGAATGTGCTTTTAATCTAGAATGTAGATAATCTAGTATGTAGTTCTGAGGGCTTCTGTCGGACCCTCGAACGTATAAAATGCGTGTAAGATAACCCTATGTTATCTCTCACTCCAATTTCTTGAAAATACGTTGTGTATATCAGTGTTTTTTACGATATTTTCGAAACAATACTTTTGGAGTGTTTTTGGAGTATTTTAAAGCGTTCTGAGCAGTATTTTTAGTACTTCAGTCTGCTCATTTTCTCCTTTTTCATCTTCGCAGTAGTGCGCAGATAGATACGTGTAGTTTCTAGTGATGAGTGTCCATAGATATCAGCAAGCTCGTCTATATTGCCGCCCTGCTGCATGAACACTATGCCAAACAGATGTCTGAAGGAATGAGGATGAACCTTCCTCTTGTTGACCTTTGCAGCTCCAGCAACCTTCTGAAGCTTTCTGTATATAGTCTGATAAGGAATCAATCCATCATTATCATCATTCCTGAATACATAACCACCAGTAATTCCATGTCTCTTCATGTACTGGTTAATCTCTTTCTTCAGATCATCTCTTAAAATGATTTCTCGAACCTTTCCTTTCGAATTGGTTCGAATGATAGTATGTTTCATATTCTCTGCAGTGAAGTCCTTCAGTTCCTGACATCTTATTCCTGTATATGCAAAAATCTTGATAATAAGATATATGTCATCATATCCAAGCCTTCTTGAATACTTTAAAAGCCTTTTAAGTTCTCCCGGCTCTAATACATCCTCTAGAGATGATACACGCTGTTCTCTGATGGTTTTTACTTCCATCCTTGAGCGCTGTCCCCTCTCAAGTGATTCCGTCTCACAGTACCTAAGAAACTTGTTTATGCAGATTATTGATACATTAATAGTGGATGGCTTATAAACATCAAGCATCCTGCTCTTATAAGCCATCACATCATCCTTTTTAACTTCCTTGTTCTTATCTTCAATAGAGGATAGGAAATTAGTACATGCCCTTCTATACTGCTTCACAGTGTTGGGGGCCTTCTCCTCATATTTCAATTCATTCAGAAAATCATTCAAGACCGCTTTCATCTGTTCAGCAGTCAGAGTACATCACCCCTATTTTCTATAATTTTCCAAGATAGACAGGATATCCTCGCATTCGTGAAGAATATCTAATGATTTTTGATATTTTTTGATTGCGCTGAAACTTGCTAATATACCAATTATGTTGATACTGGTAGTGAGAGCAAAGAATATCGATATTAATAATCCAAATGCATCCATTGTCTATTCCTCCTCCAGCGCAGCAGTAAGCACTGCACTGGCAGTGCACTCTTTGAGATATTTTATTCTTGCATCAATGATATCCTTCAGATATTCCAATTCTTTTATATCACTGATGCTGCCTATCAATATTGCTGTATCAATTTCTGCCATCATAGGGACTCCTCCCTCAAGAATCTCAGAAATTGGTGCATGACCCACTCTAACATCTCATACTCAGGAAGATTTTTTTCCTGAGCCTTAAAGTGTGAACCATTAGCACCATTTATATGAATAGTAGAAATGATATCCATATCATCAATAATCTCTTCTGAGTAAGAGACATCTTCTATTGATGCGCCATAATAG